GCCGCTGGCCGCTTGGGTGGAGCGGTTGCCGCTGGCCGCTTGGGTGGAGCCGTAGCCGCTGGCCGCTTGGGTGTCGTCACCCTTCTTTTCAAGAAGGGTTTTCACGGTATCGACGATCTTCTTGGGATCGCAAACCAGTTCGCAAACCAAATCGGCGAGATGCCCGATCTTGCGAACAATGGCGCTCTCGAACTTCACCTTGCCATCCAGTTCGACGATGCCCGGCTTGTCGGTTTCCACGATCATGGCCTTGGCTGAAAGCGACCAATCCATAAGGCTCCAATCGCCCTTTCCTTCCGCCAAGCCGTGAAGTCCGCATCCGCATTCTTGTGTTGGTTGCCAATCGGGGGCCGTGGCGGTAGCTCCGATTTCAAGTGGCCATTTGAAGCCGTTGCGGGAAGTTCCATCTTCCTTGCAGGTGCGAAGAACGCGCACCACTTCCGGCGCGGCGGTTTTTTGCTTGGTGGTTTTTTCAGTGGTGGATTTGCTCATGTGTGTGTGGTTTGGGATTGAACGAATGTTAGTCTTTGGAAGTGTGGAAATGCTCCGCGCCGAACTGGAAATTGCGGCAAGTAAGAAATTCGATGCCGTGATCAGGAAAGAGGGAGCGGGCGGCGTCGGCGCTGAACGCGACGGGCCTTGCACCTTCCACCACGACGCGGAAGCCGTTGTAGGTGATGCCTTCCGCCCGGTCTTGAGGATTGCCGGTGAGCGCGAAGGGCAGGTGGAAATTGTGGGACCAATTGAACGGCCCGGCTACGCCGCAGAGATACAGCACGGTGCCAAACGGATCGGATGCGCCGAAAAGCTCACCCGCGCTCTTGGTGCTTGGAATTTCAAGCTCAAGGCGCGATCCAACGGCAAGGCGATTGGTCACGCTTTGCACGCGGTCTCCGATCAAGCATTCGTAGCAATGCCGATCCGGGCGAAAACCACGCACCGTTTTCAGCCAGAAATGGCGAAAGCCCTCCAAGGTCTCCGGTTCGATCAAGCGTCCGGTGGGTGGCTCCAATTTAATTGAGTGCATCATGCGCATATATACGCATGAAAAGAAAAAGGAGTCAAGCGCCCGATTCGTAAATTTTTTGAACAGCACGCTTCACGTCCTCATGGCGACCGAAGCGCCGCCCTTCTCCCACCTTGAGATTGAATTGAATTTCGATGGCGCGGGCGCATTCCTCCCAAGGGAAGGTGACGATTTTCCGCGCACACGCTTGCCACGTGGTTCCGGGTTTGGCTGGGCGCTTCCCGATCTCCGGCGGCAGATACGGGGCGAAGCCGTGATCCGCGTGCAACCGCGCCACGTCCTCCGCGTTGTGGAAGGTCTGGTAGAACCATTGCCCCCCGTTCAGCAGACCGAAGCGACCGTGGCGATCCTGAAAGCCGAGACGAAGGCGCTCCGTCGTGTTGCTGGCCCGCTTGGAGCGCAACCAGATTTCATGCTCCGCCTTGTCGCGCCCGGAGAAGAAGGCGAGACCGCCGGGCTTGAGGAAGAGATTCAAGCACCGCATGAAGGCCCATTCCTTCTCTTGGTGGTCGATGGACGAAAGCACCACGTCGCCGATCACCACATCGAAAAGCCCGTTGGCCTCCACTTCCTCGATCAGGCGATCCGTCATGCGGTGACACTCGCTTACGTTCACCACCTTGGCTCCGCCCACGCGGGGGAAGGGCTCCCATGCGGTGAGGCGGTATCCGTTGGGCCAGTAGTGCCGCTTCGGGTAATCGCGCTGGCCAGCGCCCAAGTCGAGGATGCGGGCTTCCTTGTGGTGGAGAAGATACGGCTTGATCCAGTTTTCTTGAAGCACGCTCTTCATGGAGCCGCCTTTGTTCACCTTGCCATTGCGCCCTTCGGTGTCGATGTTGCGCAAGCGGAAGAGTTGCCCCATGGCTTGGATATAATCCTCGCGCTCAAGATGGTCATAGGAAAAGACTCCGTAGCCGCGCCCGAGAAAGGCGGCATATTCCCGCGCGCGCTCATCGGGAATTACGTAGCAAGCCAGCGGCGTTCCCGCAAGACCGCTCGCGAGGGCGTATTGTGCGCAATGAATGACGCGCCCCGATTGTGTGGCCACGCACGCGCCAAAGGGGCCGTGCTTCTTGATGAGCCCGGCGAGGGTGTCGCGGACGGCTGCCATGGACGCGCGGAAATTCCCGCGCACCGCCAGTCCGTGGCGGATCACAAAGCGCCCCACTTCCTCCGGCGCGAACGGTGACAAGTGGGCGTTCTCGTCGCCCGAATCCAAGTCGGTGCCGTTGTGGAACTGGTTGAGTGTGGCTTGATCGTAGTGCGTCATCCGATCCAGCCAATAGACCGGAGCCCGCGCCACTCCCATTTCACGAAGCGCCCGCGTGCGCTGGTGGCCCGCGAGAATCAAGCCATCATGTCGGCACGCGATGATTGGCTTCACGCACCCAAGCGCGCGAATGGATTCCTGCAACGCGGTGATGTCCTCGTCGGCAATGGCGCGTGGATTGTAGGGAGCGCCATGCAGGCCGGTCAGATCGGCGGACAGATCGAGGGCGGGAATGGAGGGCCGGACTTCGTCGTAGGGAGATGCGTGGGAATCCATCAGGGTGCTTGCAGGAATTGCTTTTCGATGAACGGGAGCACGTCGGCATTCACCACCGATATGACGAGTTGCCTACGCCGCCCGTCCCGGTCGATTTTGACGATGCGAAAGCGAGGTTTTTCATGCCGAAAGGAAAGGCGCTTCACAGAACGGATGTAGGGCCGTTCCTTCATTTTGCGGGGGGGGGGCGTGCTCATGCAGGTGTGGCAAGGTGAGAGTCGGAAGCTGCACCGAGACGCCTTTCAATGGCCATGCTCAACCTGGCCCCGGCGAGACTCCCGGCCACGGTGCCGATGGTGTAGGGTGCGAAAAGCGCCGGAGAGAAGTCCGTCAAAACGAGCTCGCGAAAGGTGAGGAACCAGATGCCGTTTGAAAGGACGGACGCCCCCACGTGATAGGCGGTAGAACTGCGATTGCGCGCCCGGCTCACCATGGAGAAGGACGCGCTTTGCGCGAAGGCGAGTGCCAGCACGGTGAGGGCTTGGGCGATCATGGATTGGCGGCGAAACTGCCGGAATCGGACTCGGTGAGGCGAAAAATCTTGAAATGCTCGATTCCCGGAATGGCCACGATTTCCGCCACGGTCCCGCGGAAGAACCTTTCCACGATGGCGCTCGCGGCGACTTGGTCCGGCGCGCCGTTGCGGATTGCCCCCGCGAGTTGCGCTCCCCATGGCAAGAAGATGAAATGCGTTTGTTCGCCGCCTGAATGCGTGGCGGTGATCACGTGAGCGCGAGCTGGGTTCGCCTTGGCACTGGTCACGAGTTCGTTGGCGAGGTCGGAGGATTCCGGTTCGGGCGGTGGGAGAAAAGTCGAAGCGGAGCGCGGCGGCTCCGCTTGGGAAATGGTCTCAAGCAAGTGGTGCCCGGCGGTGCCCGCCATGAACAGCACACCGGCGGCGGTGACGATGGCGAAGAAGTCGAATCGGGAGGCGCGAGGGCGGCGGCGGGAAAGTGCGGTCATTGGCGGAGCGGCGATTGTGAATGTTGAAGAGCGGGCGTGAATTCGTAATCGTCCAAGCTCATCACCATGCGGAACGCCATGGCGGCGCACTGGATCGCCTCCTTGCGGAAATTCTCCTTGGTGGTCTTGTGCGGTTCGTAGGTGAGTTGGAGCGCCTCCTTGGTGAGCTCTCCGAACTCTTCCCCGAGCACTGCGAGCGCATGGAGCGGATCGGTGGGCCAAGAGGGGAATTTCTTGGAGGCGCGGGCGGCCTCGTCGAGCACTTCACGGAAGACGGGAGGAAGGTTATCCATCACGATTTGCGGTTGAGGAAGCGAGCAGGGAGGAGCGTGCGGATCACAAAGCCTTGCGGACTGCCGTAGGCATCCATGTGTTGTTCCAGTGCGGCCAGAAGCTCTTGGAGCTCTTCGTCCGTGATCTCGATGCGCTTTCCGCAGAAGGTGAGGAACTCCACCTTGGTTTCCGTCTGCCCCTCGTCGTCTGGCTCGAAGCTCTCCAAGTCCACGTCGAGCAGCGCATCCAGTTCCTCCTGAGAGAATCCCGTGAGCGCCAAGAGGGTCTCGTCGAGTTCGGCGATTTGGGGGAGTTCCGCCTTGAGGGTGTCCAAGTCCCAATTGCCCCCTTCGGCGATTTTGTTGTCGGCGAGGACAAGGGCCTTGATTTGGGCGCGGGAAAGGTGGCCCGCACGAATGCAGGGAACCGCCTCCATGTTGAGCTTCCGGGCGGCCATCAAGCGCCCGTGCCCCGCGATGATGCTATTGTTGGAGTCGATCAGGATTGGCACGGTCCATCCGAATTCGCGGATCATTCCGCACAGGCGGGCGATTTGATCGTCCGGGTGGCGCTTCGCGTTTCCGGGATATTCGATGAGGGTTTGCACCGCCACCATTTCGATGGCTTGGGCTACGATGTGGATTGGTTCGGACATGGCGCAGGGGTTAGGCGGTGGCGAAGAGGGGGCCGAAGGTGCGTTTCAAATCGGTGGCCACGCGCGCCACCGCATCCTTTGAGGCGGTGCGAAGGATTTGGCGAAGCACCCGAGCGTGACGTGTGAGAACGGGGAGAATGTCCTGATGGAGGCTCAGGAGTTGATCCGAGTTCATCCGTTCAAGTGCGCCCTCGGATTCCATCTTCCCCAAGATCACGCAAAGCCGGTTCACGTGCGGGTGGATGGTCTCCACTGGCGCGGGCTCCTCTCCGCGAGGCGGCTTGGATTCGGTGGATTCTTGATTGCTGGTGGAAGCGGGGGGCGAGGCTTGGAAATCCTCCGGCATGGCGGGGCGGCCAAGCTGAATGGAGCGAGCGAGGCGCTTTTGACTCATCGAAAGCGTTTCGGCCTCATTGAGCCAGCGCTCTTGTGCATCGGGTGCAAGTGGAGCCACTTCTTTGTGGTGAGTAAAGGAAAGCGACGGGCGGCGGCGTTCCAAGGGGATGGAGCGACAGACGGCGGCGCAACGGGCCAGTGTGTTGTATTCGAGACCCGTCACCTCCATCCACCGGGCATACTTCTCGCCCCACTTCCCGGCGGCGTAGTTGATCAGGTCGCCGATCACGAATTGGCAAGCCCGCCCGGCGGCGGCGAACTCCGCCATGCCCCGTTCCACCAAGTCTTCGCCGGGCGTGCCGTTGATGGCGGCTCCGTTGTTGTTGATCACGATGGAGCCCTCGCCCCCGTGCATTTCGGTTTCGATTTGAACAAGCGAGCCCATAGATCAGAAAAGGGTGATTCCAAGGATGATTCCGAGCGCCACACCGAAAGCCAGCGTCAACAGGAGCATGGCGCATCCAAGGGTGGCATTGGCATCGCTGGTTTTCCGGGATTGGTTTTGAACGGCAGCCGTCCGCGAGAGGCCCTCATTGATCAGTGCGCAGGATTCGCACGCTTCCGAGCCAGCGAGGGGAGCTCCGCAATCGGGACAGTTGGAAGGAACCATGATGCGCAATTCTACGCATCAAATGCGTATGGCAAGTTAAAATTTTTCGTGAGCCATCCATTCCCGATGGCTGGCCCGCTGGGATTCCGCGAGACTCTCCCTCACTTCCGTGCTCTTCATCGCCCTCGTGGGGGGGAGGCCAAGCTTGGCCGCCAATTCAATGCACCGCTTGGAGACCGCGGCGCGCGTCACACCGTGGCGCTTCGCGATTTCGGTTTGGCTTGCGCCTTGATAAGCAATGCCGGTGACAAAGGCCATGCACTCCACGGCGAGCGCCTTGTTGCTTGCGGAAAGCAATTCGCCAATCACCGCCCGAACCATTTCCGTGGCGCGTTCTAAAACGCGCGGGTCCATGTAGTCCAGCGGCTCTTTCCCATCTTCGCTCTCTTCGGCGAAGGGTTCCGCCGCGGGTGCGGTGAGCCGGTCCGCATCCAGTTCGGGCGCACCCACGCCACTGGCCTCCACATGAGCTCCGTTGATCCCGGCGGCGCGGAGTTTCTCGCGCTCCTCCGGCGAAAGCGTGGTCCACCACGCTTCCCATTCGGCTTGATATTCTTTGTCGCGGGCGTTTTGTCGCGCGATGTAGTCCGGGGCTTCTTCGTCGGTTTCGTGATGCGGGCGGCGTTCGTTCATGGGTGCGGTGGGAGGTGGTGGTTTTCGGGAGGTTGGCTTGCGCGCTTTCCTCTCCCTGCCAAGGAAAGAAAAGAAATGAAGATAAATAAATCCCCCTCTCTCTTTAGAAAGAGAGGGGGATTTATTTTCTTTTCTTTCCAAGGGGAGGAAGATTTATTTTCTTTCTTTTCCGATTTATTTTCTTTTTCCATAAGTGGCTTATTTTCAGCATATTGATACGGAAAGAAAATAATTGAATAGTTTCTTTCCATTTCTTTCCATGGCGGCCTGTTATGCGCAGGAATCTGGTGATTTGCCGATTTGGATTTTCTTTCCGATACTCATGGTATGAAAAGCTAAGCTACGCCTTGATTTTCAGCGGCTTCACGTGCCGCGCCCATCTCGCGAAGCCACCCGCGCACGGTGGGTGCCGACTTGCCAAGGAGGCGAGCGAGGGCGAGCAGCTTCTCGCCTCCGCAAAGCCTCACGTCGCCCCCGCAATGGGTGTCCACGAAGTCCGCGATTTTGAGTTGCGCGATGGCATCGAAAGAAGAGGGACGCCCGCGGGATGGCTCGCTTGCGCCCTCGTTTCCTCCCCCGTTGCCCCCTCCGCGCCGATAGCGCCCTCCGGGTGCCCGCTCGCTCCCTTGGCGAACCGTCTCCGCGGGAGCCTCGCATTGAGTCCAGTAGATGCCCCCGTCGCTTGCGTGGCGAACGTGGATCGTTTCCGCGGCATCACCCTCCACGGTTTTCAGTCCCGCGCGGCGGCGGCGCTTGGTGCAAGTGAGCGTGAAGGTGGCCGGGTCTCCCTCCGGCGCGGCCACGCGATCCAGCACCATCACTTCGCGAGCCCAGTTTGTGAGCGCCGATGATCCGAGGCCGGAATAAGCCAGGTCGGACGCCGTGCGGCCCCGCTTGGTTTCGGCGCTCGCCGGTTTTCCGGTGTGGTGGATCAGGATGAAGATGGTTCCGGTTTCCATGGAAATCGGATTCAATCCCTCCGTGCAGAACCGGGAAATCACCGATTGCTCCTTCAAGTCGTCGCCCACGAAGTTCATGAGAGGATCAATCCAGACCAGATCGGGGCGGGTCAGGCGCACAAGGGCTCCAAGGCGGGCAAGGAATTCCTCTCCCGTCACCGTCGAGATGCGCCGCCATTCGATGCGGTCTTGCAGGGTCGCGCCATGCTCGCGAAGCCCGAAGGCGTTCGCCACCGACTGCACAGCCTCCGCAACGTCGCCGTCGTCATTCTCCGCCTGAACGATCAATTGCCGCAACGGCTTCACCGGCGCGATGCCAAAGGCCATGTCCGCCCTGCCAAGAGCCCAGCCGTGGGCAAGCTGAGCCATGAAGGAAGACTTGCCGACGCCCGATTGAGAGACGATCACCAGCGATCCGCCACGGCAAAGCCAGCGATTGCCCAAGACGTTGTTTGGATCGTTCTCCACGTCGTAGGCGATGAGGTCTTGGAAGCGCATGGGCGCGCCGAATTCGGCGGCCTCCCTGTGCGCTTCCCACTCCGCCCACGAGGCGGCCCCCATGCGGAGATGAACCACGGTTTGGCGGCGATGCTCACCCCCTTCCGTGCGCCAGCCGTCCGGGCACCGGGAGAAGCGGTTTGGGTTGTGGTTGCCGGAGTCGAGCCCCTCCACGTCGCCGGTGAAGGTGGCGTAGACGCGCTCCGCCCGTTCAGCGAATTCCTTGGCATTGGCCGCATCCACCCTCACCCATGCGTGGAGAGACTTGTTGCCTGAATCCAGCACTGCCGTGATGGGCAGGTGGGAGGCGAGGAACATGCCAAATTGCCGATCCTTGGGAATAGGGTTTCCCATCTCGTCTTGGTCGAATTCAACCAAGACATGACGGAAGGAGGTCACGTCCTCGTTTCGGCAAAGCGATTGAGGGCGAATCGGGTTCACGCGGAGAAAAAGCCCTTCGCGCGCGGAGAAGACGCGATCAATCCCGCCCCGCTGGCGCACCTTCTCAATCCACGATTCGCGAGACAGGGCGGCCCCGCGCTCCGGCACCCCTTCGCGAGTCCCGGCGATGCACACGCCCTCCCCCTCCTCAAAGGCCGCGAGCAACAGCGTCTCAAAGCCATCCTCCAGCGGCGCGGGCACCGGCACCGCGGCGGCCCGCATCACCGTTTCGGCTCCGTTGCGGTCGCGCTCGCCCCTCCGCCGGAGAGAGTATCGCCCTTTTGATCTCGCGTGGCGCTCCTCGCGTGGCGCGTCTCCACCGATGCGCTTGCCGGTGGAGGTGTCGATTGCGCCTGTCGGGAGCTCGCGAGGAGGGCGGGAGAACGCCTTGCCAAGCACGTCCGCAATCTCCCAATCGGGGAGGCCGTCCGCACGTGCGCGCCCGGCCAAGATGGCTTCCGCTTCACCGTGAGTTTTTCGGATGTCCCGAAGCTGGCAGGCCACCGCAAGGAGGGTGCGGTTTCGCTGACCCTCCGGCGCGCCGCTGGCAAGGTAGTCCTCCACGCTCTTGGGCAGCGTGTCGGGAAGCGTGGCCCTCCCGCCCGCGGACGTGTAGCGGTGAACCTTGCTCACTGGCCGGAGACCTTGGTGAGTTGCTCCATGCGCCCGGTGGTCGGGTGAATGCCCCACACATTACCGGCGGAATCCCGGATCACGTGCCCTTTGAATTCTTGGAGGGCTCGCGAGCCTTCGGCGAAGCGCGGAGGTGGATCGCTCGCGCCGGATTCCATGATCCGCCGGAGGCGCTCCGTGCGGCGCTTGACGAGACGTTTGGCGATGGCGCGGACGAGGCGTTTTTTCGGATCGCAATGGATCGCAAGCACGAAGGCCACGATGGGCAGGCAGATGGCGACGCAGAGCAGGATGGCAATCATGGCGTGATGATGGTGATGTCGAAGGGTTCGGTTGAATTGGAGAGCTTGAGCAGTTCGGAGCGGTTGAGGAATTCCAACCGGAGCGTGCCCGTCACGTTCGATCCGTTGGAAATGGCACATTCCAGAAAGCCGCTCGATCCTTGCGACAGAACTCCATTCTTGCGCCCTTTGCGCGTGACGCGGGCGCGGAGGTGGAGTGTCGCGGGTGACGCCTCCGTTGCAGCGCGGGGAGCGGGTGTGGCCTCGGGCTCTCCGCCTTCTTGCGCGATACTGCGGGCGATGCGGGAACGGCGCTCTTCTGGTGTCATGGTGAATTCGTGGAGGGCGGCGGATGCGCTTCCATCAGTCCGCCGCCCTCCGTGCGTTGGGGCGGGTGTCAATGGTCCGCCGCTGGGGCGTCCGTCACATCAAGGAGCAGGCGGACCAATTGCCCCTTGAAGACGATGGAGGGCGCGCCGCAATGGGCGGCCCACGTGTCGCAGAATTGAGCCAGCGGAGCGCAGGTGGCCACGGTCTCGGCAACGAAGCGCTCCCATGCGGCGGCGTGCGCGTTGTTCTCGTTATAGAAATTCATGCGCGAGGTTGCGTCGCGCGGTGAAGAGCGTTCACGTGGCTGCACCGATGGCGGCACACCGGCACGGCCTTCACCGTGAAGTGGCCGGACTTGTCGGGAATTTCCACGCCGGGCACCTTGGCAACGGAGGCGCGCGGCTTCCCTTGGTGCATGGAGATGAACACGCGAGGCTCCTCAATGGGGCGAACGTGGTTGATCTCGTAGAAGGTTTTCGGAGTGGCGTCCGCGGCCCGCGCTTGATGCTTCGGGGCCATGGAAAGGAAAGCGCTCCGGCGGCGTTGGTGTTGTGTGCGATTCATTTGATGCGCATATAATACGCATCAAAATGAGGACGCAAGGGGGAATTCAGAGAAAGCGCTTCGATTTACGAAACAACAATGGGATCGGGTCCATGGAATGGATCGCACCCCATGCGGCGGCCTTGGAGAAAAGGCGCAACTTTGGGTTGTTGAATTTGATGGGAATTGCGTTCGGGTATCGCTTCATCCACGCCTTCAAGTTATTGTCTTTCACTTCAAGCCACCCGGCCAATTCCGCCCGTGAAGCCAAGTCATCATCCCGCTCAGCGAAATCAAGGAGGTCCATCAAGACTGGCTCCAATTCCACCGGGTCCACCAAGCCTTGGCGGCGGCAAAGCGCACCAAGGCGCTCAATGGAGGCGTGTAGGCGGCTCATGCCGTGGCCAAAAGAATGGCGTCCCCCTCCTCGCGGGAGAGCTTGAGCGGGTTGTGTCCCATGCGGCGAAGGGTGATCATTTCGCGCGCGGAGAAGACGGCGCGCGGCGCGGCCCCGTTCATCTTCTCGTCAAGGAAGGAAGAGGCTTCCTCAAAAGTGGCCTCCGCCGGTGTTGGGTGCCCGAAGCGCTTCAAAAGACGCACCTGCTTGGGTGTGGCGAGCCCGCGCTCGCGACGGATGAAGAGCAGATCGAGGACGCGCGAGGCTTGCCCACGGCTCTTGATGGTGTCCACGTCGAAGCCGAATTTTTCCAGCGTCTCGATTTGCTTGCCCGTTGGGGCGGAGCTTTCCAAGGTGGTTTCCGGCTCGTAGTCGGCAAGCTCTTTGTCACCCATGGAATAGGCGAATTCGATGGCGTCCACGGCGCGAGCTTTCTTTTTCGCCTTCTCTTCCAGTTCCTTCTTGAGGTTGGCTTCCCGGATCGCTTGGGCGTCCCGTTCCGCCGCCATGAGGTCCGCGCCACCGGCGCTTTCCTCGGATGCGACGATGGCCGCTTCGATGTCCGAAGCCTCCGCCTCCGTGCGAGCCACGAGGCGGGCGGGCTTGATCAGCCTGTGGTCTTCGGTGAGGTAGAGCGGATCGAGGAGGAGCAGGTTTGTCTTGCCCTCCGCAATGCGGGTGCCGCGCCCTACCATTTGCATGTAGAGGGACAGGGACTTGGTTGGCCGAAGCACATAGACCAAATCTACAAAGGGGCAGTCCCATCCCGTGGTGAGCAGTGAGGCGTTGCAGATCACGCGGGCCTTTCCGGCGGTGAAGAGGGCGAGCGCATCGCGATCCTCTCCGTCCACGTGGACGGCTGGAAGGCCGATGGAGTTGCAGATTTCCGCGAAGCGCCGAGAGGTCTTCACCAAGGGGAGGAAGGTGACGGCGGCCCGCCTGTCCTTCATGTTGTCGCGGAGCATGATGGCCGCTTCCATCAAATAGGGATCAATGGCTGCGTCCAGATCGTCCGCGCGGTAGTCGCCCCCGATGGTGCGCACGGAGGCCAGGTCGATCTTGAGCGGCGCGGACTTGATCCAGATGCGCGAGAGGTGGCCCTCGCGGATCAGTCGATCCAAGGGGATTTCCACCGCGATGGTCTCGTAGAAGTCGCCAAGCTGTTTCCGGTCGGTTCGGAATGGCGTGGCCGTCACGCCCAGCACACGGGCGGGGCGCTCCGGGTCCGCGAAGTGGTTGAGGATGTCCATGGACATTCCTCCGAGCGTGTTGCGGTGCGCCTCGTCTACGATGATCAGCGAGAAGTGATCCGATGGGTATTTGTCCAAGCGCCGGTGAATCGTCTGGCTGGTGGCGATCACGACGCGATCCGCAAGAGTGGCGTGATTGGCCGCCATCTCCACGCCAGCGAATTCCCCCGTGTGCTTGTGGAACTTGTCCGCGTTTTGGGTGATAAGTTCCCGAGCGTCGGCGAGGAAGAGGCACCGCCCCGGCTCCCGCGCCATGAGCTCGGAGGCGATGATAGTCTTCCCGGCCCCGGTGGCCGCCACCCCCAAAACACGGACGTGCTCCCGAAACGCAAGGACGCACTTGGTGACGAACTCCTCTTGGTAGGGTCGGAGAATCATCCTTGAAGGCGATTTTCGGGATACTCCCACCGGATGCGGGCCAAGGTCTTGCGAATGAATTCCGCATCGAATTGCGCCCCATCGGAAACGTCTTTGACGAAATTCTCGAAAACATGAAGCGTTTCGGCGTGACGCTTCCTTTCATCCATGAGCGCCGTGGTGACGCGCTTCGTGGTGGCGAGGGATTCGGTGAGATTGGACGCGGTGGCGTCGTGGTCCGCAATCCACTCGCGAAGGCGCTTCACCTCGGCGCGGAGGCGGTCGCGTTCAAGGATGGTGTCGCTTGTGCCCGCGTTCCCGGATTGGTGAGCCGGGCGATGCGGTTGGCGGCGCTTGGCTTCGCAAGCCATGCACCGGAAGAGGGGGTAGGATTCACCGCTTGGCGATTCCGGTTGCGCCGTGCCGACGTATGAGCGCCCCCCATCGGGAGGAATGGTGATGCCGCAATCGGCGCAAAGCGCCTCGCGGACAAAGTGAGTGGTTGGAGCGGGTTCGGGCTCTTGAAGTGCATTCATGGTGTGTGTTGGTTGGAGATGGACACAAAGGCGGGCGAGGGCCGAAGCCACCCGCCCGCCAGCCGCTTGCGGAGCGGAAATCAGAACGGTTGCGGTTCCGCCGCGAGGAACTTGTTCACGCGGTTGCGGGTCTTTCCCTTGAAGGTCTCCACGGCGAGGGCGCACCGGCCCGAGAGTCCCACCAGATCGGCGCTCTCGATGTTGATCTCTTCGCCTTCGCGGATTTCCTCTCCGACGCTGGCGCGGAACTGATCGATCTTGAAGAAGGCGGAATCCGTGAAGACGAGATTCTCGTAGACGATGGCACCATGGCCCTCCTCGATGTCGGGACCGATGATTTCGAGTTTCAACTCGATCATGTCATTGCCTCCGCTGGAAACCTTGTCGGCGGCTGCGATGACGGCGAATTCGTATTCGCCTTCCGGGTGGTAGTCGGGGCGGTTGCTGGGGGCTCCTTGAGTATAGGCGGGCATGGTATTTTCGATTGGGTTTGTGGTTGAGGTTGCGTAATTATGCGCATTTAATGCGCATAATCAAGCCAAAGTTGAAGGTTCTGGATCGGGTTTCTTTTTGCGGGTCACGTTTTTGGCGAGATAGATGGAGGAGCCGTGACGCTGGAAGATGCGCGCCGGGACTTCCGCTCCCGCCTTCGTGAACAGTTCACGGGCCTTGCCGCCGGAGAGGTTTCCGAAGGCGCGCACAACTTGACCAAGGGCGAGCTTGTGCTGTTGCGCCAACGCGATCAGGGTTTCCGCGTCCACGAATTCATTGCCGTTCTTGGAAACCCGCTTCCACCCTTCCAGCTTCGCGCCAGCCTCGATCATGGAGAGACCGGCGCGCTTGCCTTCGTCCACGAATTCGGAGAGCGCATCAGCCGCGAGAAGAAAGGCCGCGAGCTCCTCCGGGTCTTCCTTGATCACCTCCCAGCGCTCTTGAATGTTGGTGTAGGTGAAGGCGCGCATGGCAAGCTCGCGACGCGCGTGGCACGTCTCATACAGGCCACACCATTTGCAGTATTCGTTCGGCACGGCACGCCGGTCCGGCGCGTTCATCTCCGCGATCACTCCGCGCACGATGCCACGCGCTTCCTCGCGCGTGAAATCGTGAGTGACGATTTGTCGTTGATCACAAAAGAGCAGGTGGGCACGCCAGCGGTCCGCGAAGAATTGATCCATGAAGCCGAGCGCGTAGGCGGCCATTTGCTCCCGGTAGTTGCGGATTTGCCCCGTCTTCATGTCGCCGTGCTCCATGCGGGAGGGGAAAAGCATGTCGGCGGTGCCGCCGGTGGGGATGCCCGCGATGGTGACACGGAGATGGTCCTCCCTCGTTTCGATGTCGGAGTCGATCAGGTGAGCGGCTTGGATGGTCCACTCGGTGGCCGCCCGGCCCGGTTCGGGCTGGTAGCCGGGAAAGCGCTCGCTCAATGCGGCGATGCGTTCGTCGAGGGTATCCAGAAAGGACGAGTCCCCGGCCACAGCATGGCGAAACGCTTCATCCATGAGCGTGCCTCGCTCCGCGGGGCCGCCCGCATCCCCGCCCTTCGATTGGAAGGACGGGCACACGGCAATCTTCGGGAGGCTTGAGGGGCGGAGAATGGCGCTCACTTCTCGCCCTCCTTCGCGTTGTGGAACGCCTCCACGGCGGAAACGAATGCGTCCGCGTCGCGCAGGACGCGAGCCCGGTAGTCCTCCGGCACATCGGCGATGGTGGCTCCGCTTTCGGTGATCACCTTCCGGTGGATCAGGAAGGCAAGCACGCGCTCCGGCCCGCCGCACCGGGCAACCGCGATCTCGAAGGATTCCTCTTCCTCCTTGGTCTTGGTTTCTTCCACGGTCGGGGGAGTGGTGGGCGGCGCTTGTTCCGGGGCCTTGGTGGATTCGGGCGAGGGGTTGAAAATGACGGCAAGGTGGCGCGCCGGGTTCACCTTTGGCATGTCCACGCGATCCGGCATGTGGTGGCGGTTTTTCGCGTCGCGGGCGGCATGGCGGGTGCAGTAGATCACGCGCTCCTCGCCGCCTTGCCCCTTGCCCACTTGCTTACCCTTCTCTGTGACGATCTTGGTTTTGAAATTCGCGAACAGGAGGGCGTCCGCCCATTCTTTCACCAAGGCAGCGCCCTTCTTCTCCATCTTGAGCTCATAGCGGTCATACGCGCCAACGGTCTCCGGGTCTTCCACGCGAACCATTTTCGCGTGAGCGAGGAGCACCACGTGAAGCCCCTTCGTGCGGAGGCGGTCGAAGAGCGTAAGGAGCTCCATGAGTTCCTCGGCCAGACGGGTGTAGCCCTTGCCGTATCCGCCCCCCACATCCTCAATGGACTCCACGTTGTTGTTTTTGCAGATGTCTTGAGACAGGCGGCGCTCCACCCAATCAATCGTGTCGATCACAACGGTCTTGTAGTGACCGGGATTCTTGAGCAGGTGGGCGATGGCTTCGCGAACGTCGCCGATGGTGTCGCATTGGATTCGGTCCACATCCAAGTGGTCCGTGCCGCGTTCCACATCCACGAAGATGGGGACGGGAAGGTCTTCGGCAAGGGAGGATTTGCCCACGCCCTCCGGGCCGTAGAGAACCACTTTCTGAGGGCGAACCTTGCGCCCGGTTTCGATTTTGATCATGGATTTTGTGTGTGTTGGTTAGGGTTGGATTTGGTCTTGCTGGATAAAATCGCAAGCGCCGCCCGCCTCCATGAATGCGCATCCATACGGATTTTATGCGTATTTAAAGGGCGCGTCAAAACAGGGAGGCGAGCGGCGGTGGTCATGGACGGAGGCGGCCTTTAATGGCGTTGGCGAGCAAATCCTCCACGTGGAGGGAGAGGCTCTTGCCACCGCTGGCGTCGAGCATGGCGCGGGTGTCCTTTACGATGGTGCGATCAAGGTAGAGGTTCACGGCGCGCCGCTTGCCCTTTTGCGCCGTCTCCGGGCTTGGCTTGGGTTGTGCGGTGGTGGACATGGAGGGGGATTCTAGGAGTATTAATGCGCATTGCAAGCGGACTTTGAAAAAATTCTTGATATGAAATTTATTATGCGCATATTCCATGCAGCAATGCGGACTTTATCCGCTCCCTCTACCAAACGAACACACGAACATCATGGCCCGATTCAGGAAGAATCCAGACGCCCCGCGACAACGGGTGAATCTCACGCTCGATCCCGTCATCTACGAGGGAGCGCAGGAACTCGCCTATGCGGAGGGCGTTTCCGTCTCCGAAATGGTCAACCAACTGCTGAGCGCCTCATTGGATGCCAATGCCCAAGCTCGCGTGGCGGCTGCAAGGAGCGCGCGCGAAGCGAAGGAGCGCAACGCCAAGGAAGTGGCGGAAACGGTCCGTAAAACCATCCGAAGAAAGAGTTAGCTCTTTGAAATTGAATAAGTTGTCTTGTTTTCCGTCCTGTAAACACCATCGTCATCTACTCTGCCGA